AGAGATAAGCAAGTTTTACTTGTTGACGAATTTGCAAATCAAATTAATGAAGCTGTAAAAGGCATAGAGCTTTTGTACAGACAAAAACAGACTTTAGAAGCTGGACCTAAACTTGGAAAGACTGATTCTAACGCTGTTAAAAGATTACAAGCTGAATTTTTAACAGTGTTATATGGTGAAAATGGTAAAGAACTTGAAGCTGTAAAAATGGCTATAGGTCAAAACCAGTATACATTTGACGACAAGGTGCGTGAAATTGAAGCAGATCTTTTAAAAAGGTTTGATGCAATTATAGCAGAACCACCTATAAAACCATTAGGTGAGTCAGTTCGTGCTGCATTAGAACTTAGAAATGAAGTTTCAAAAAATCCAGATTTACTATACAGCAAAACAGCTCTTGAAGGAGAAGATGTAAATAGGTTATTTGATTATCTTAATACTGGTGGAGAAAGAAATAAAGACTTAGGAATGTTTTATAAAAATGCACGATTTAAAATTGTTGAAGATGGTCAGGTTAAAGTACTAAGCGGCTATGAAGCTGCTGAAGTTCGAGGTAAAGAGCTTGGTCTGTATGATCAAAAAGATAAAAAGTTAATGAACTTTAATGCTAAGATTCTAAAAGATTACAAATTAGTTAACGATGTAGAAAACAAAACTACTGCTCAAAAAGTTAACCGTGTATTTTCTCAAGGCGATCAGGCAAAGATGAAAGAGTTACTAACTCAACACGCTATCAATAGAAGTGGTGGTACAAGTCAAACAGAAGATGATGGCTATTCTTTTACTAGAGCTGGTGGGTCTTATGATAGAACAGGTTTAACTGGACTTAGTGGACAGCAACTTGTTAACCTTGCAAAAAGTGGATCTACAGATTTTGGTCGTTACAAACTTACTAGAGAACAGATACTATATTTAGATGAAAATGGTAGAATAGATTACAGTAAACCTTTTACTGAAGATAAACAAAGTCAGGCTGTTTTAGATATTATGGCTTTAAATACTAATCGCCAAAATTCTATCAGTGGTGCTGTAACTGAAGAAACTAAAAACTTTAGAAAGTTAAGTAATTTTACACTCGAAGAAAACGAAGTTATTAAACAAATATTTCCTAACTTAAGTAAAAACTACTTTGCTCAGTTTTCAACCTTAGACAGGGAAGTTGCTAACTTACTACTTAGTGACCTAGAAAGATACCAAAAGAACCTTGACAAACTTCTTGCAGAAGATAAAGCAAGAGAAGACGCAGAAAAATTAAGAAGATCAAAATTAAGTAAACGAGAACTAAGAGGCAGATGACTGATTCCTACGGACTAACCGACGAAAACGTCGATTTAGCTGCTGAACGTGTTGGAGACTATCTAAAAGAAATTGAAGAAAGAGATACAGCACGGGCAGCAGCTGAACAAGAAACTTCAGCAAATGAAGAACAAGCCTTAGCTCAACAGGAAGATCCCAGAAATGCGGAAACTTGGGGAGCTAAAGCTTTTATAAAAGAGGGTCAGTCCATCTTATCAGGTGGTTTACAAGATACTGCATCCTCTATTGCCACCTTTCCTGAGCGTACAAAAGATGCGTTATCAGGAGAAATGCAGCGAGAGAGGGAAGAGACTGGTACATATAAACCAGAATGGACACCTTTTGACGCATATGATAACCCTATCGAAACTAAAACATGGTGGGGTAAACAACTGAGAGGTTTAGTACACTTTGGATCTCTAGCAGTTGGTACAGTAGCAGCAGCTAAAGGTGTTGCAGCTACAGGAATTGTATCTATACCAGCTGGTTTAACTGCTATTACAAGTAGTACACTTGCTAGAGGTGCAGCTGTTGGTGCTGTGTCTGACCTTGTATCTAAAGAGTCAGATGAGCAGAACGCATTAGGTGCACTACGTGATAGATATGGCTGGGCTGACACCCCTATATCTACAAAAGATACCGACTCTCCTGTTATGATGAAGATAAAAAACATCGTAGAAGGTATGGGTTTTGGTCTATTCTTTGATGGATTAGCCTACACACTTAAAAAAGGTAGTCAACCTGTAATAGAACAGATTGTCAAACGTAACAAAAGTATCAAAGATCAGACTGTAGAAGCTGGTGTAGCACAGTTACGTAAAGGAGAAGCTGAATTTAGAGCTGACAAAAACGCACCTATATCTGATGCACACCAAGGAGCACATACATCAGAAGTAGATCCACAGGTAGCTCGTGAACAGTTAGAACAAACTCGTAAAAAGTGGGGTCAGGAAGAAGGAGCTACAGGCTCTGTAACCAGACCGCTTGAGCGTGAACGTATAGCACAAGAAGGAGCAACAGACGAAGCTACAGTCGAGCGTATTATGCGTGGACTAATGAGTAGCGATAAGTTTGCTAAAGAACTAGAAGCTGCCAAAGGTAGTAGACAGACTTTAGTTAATACATATAGAGATTCTATTGACGCTCACCAACGAATTACACAGGGTAGAAATGCTGCTGATATGTCTTCTGGTGAATATCTAAAAGAATTACTTGAAGCACAACCTGACATAGTTGATGGAGAAGCTATTTGGACATCTAAAAATGTAGTTGTAGCTGACCTTGTTCTAGGTTCGTTGATGAAACAACTTAGAGATACAGGTATAGCTGCTCGTGAAATAGCTGATTTAGTAGACATTAATGATATTGATGGACCAGCTAAACAAATAGTTGACACTATGTTAACAGCTTTATACGAAACTAAAAAAGCTAGATTTATAAAATCTGATTCTTTTAGAAACTTAAAAGCTGGTAAACAGAGAACCGTAGCTATAGAAGATGCTGTGCAGAAATCAATAGCTGACTCTAAAGAGTCGATTATGTCGATACTTAAAATTACAAAAGATAATCAAGACGAAGACTTAATGAACGCTATGATAGAAGCTTTTTCTATGATGGATGATGTAAACACTCTTGAGGACTTTGACAACTGGGCTAAAAGAGTTATTAAAGGTGGTAAGTTAAGTGCAAATGACATTGACCGTACTGGTGCTCTTATACGAGAACTAGAAGGTGTAATGACTAACAGTGTACTATCTGGACCTAAAACTCCAATCCGAGCTATTACTGGTACAGCTAGTGCAACATTCTTACGTCCTTTATCTACAGCTCTAGGTGCTGCAATACGTTATCCATTTGATGGTGACGCATCTACAGTACGAGCAAGTCTAGCTGCTATTAATGGCATGGTAGAAGCTATACCAGAATCCTTTACAATATTTAGAACTAAACTTAATTCTTATTGGAAAGGTGATTTAGCTACTATAAAAACTAGATTCTCTGAGTTTAGTCGTGGTGATCAAAACTGGGAGCTAATACGTAGATGGGCAGAAGATAGTGGTAGAGCTGATGCTGGCGATGTAGCTGCATTTCGTGTAGCTAACATAGCTCGTAACATGAATGATTCTAACTTCTTAACATACTCTACAAAGATTATGGCAGCGACTGATGATGCTTTTGCATACATACTAGGTCGTGCTAAGATGCGTGAAAAGTCTATGCGTAGAGTTCTGGAGCTACAAGGTAATGGCATACAGACACCTAAGATTACTAAGAAACTAATGAAGGCATACGAAGATGACTTCTATTCACAAGTATTTGATTCTAATGGTAACTTAACAGATGAAGCTACTGCGTTTGCACGTAAAGAAGTTACTCTTACACAGGAGCTTACAGGCTTTGCAAAAGGTCTAAATGATGTATTTACATCTACACCACTAGCTAAACCATTCTTTTTGTTTGCTAGAACAGGTGTAAATGGACTTGCATTGACAGGTAAATATACACCCGGTTTTAACTTTCTTGTAAAAGAATTTAATGATATTGCGTTAGCTACTAATGCTAACTTAGATATGGTAGGTAAGTATGGTATTACTAATGCTACAGAACTTGCCAATGCTAAAGCTTTGCAAACAGGTAGATTAGCAATAGGTTCTGGAGTAGTGTTTATGGCTACACAGGCATGGATGCGTGGCGACCTAAACGGTAATGGACCAGTCGACAGACAGAAGAGACAGATGTGGATAGATGGTAAATGGGAACCAAGAACTATAAAGCTAGGTGCTGTACGTGTTGGTTATGATGCTTTTGAACCATTTAACCTTATTATGTCTACTATAGCTGACGTAGGTGACGCAAGCGAACTTATGGGTGAAGAGTGGACAGAATCTGAACTACAAAAAATTTCTTTAGTTGTAGCACAGGCTATAACAAGTAAGTCTTATCTTGCTGGTATACAGTCATTTGTTGACTTATTTGCTGGTAGACCCGGACAAGCTGATAGAATTATAGCTGGATTAGGTAACAATATTATACCTCTGTCTGGTTTACGTAACGAGCTAGGTAAACTATTTACACCATATATGCGTGAAATAGGATCTGGTATCGACCAATCAATCCGTAACCGTAACCTAATGACCGAACAAGTACCCGGTGTAAAACAGCTACCTGTAAAGTATGACATGCTAAACGGTCAGCCTATTAAAGACTGGGATTTTTTAACTCGTGCATATAATGCAGTTAGTCCTATTAGTCTCAACTTAGATCAAAGTGTAGGTCGTAACTTTTTATTTGACAGTGGTTATGATTTACGTATGTCTACATATTATGCACCAGATAGTACAAACTTAACAGACGCTCCTAGAGTTAGATCTGAGTTTCAACGCTATATTGGTATGCAAAATCTAGAACGTAAATTAGATAAACTAGCTGTAGATCCAAAAATTATAGCATCTATGGAAAAAATGTATTCTGATATTAAAGCTGGTTTGCGAGACCAGTATGATTCCAGAGACTACTACCATAACATTATGATAGGTAGATTATTCGATCAGGCTCGTAAAAAAGCTTGGGCACAGCTAAGAAATAATCCAGAAGCTATCACATTAATGGAAGAGTTAAGAAAGAAGAGAGTTAGAAAACTAACTAAAAAACAAGAAACTCGTAACATCCTCAACATTTATAAATAATGGCAACAACATTCGTAGACTACACTGGGGATGGAAACGCAACTAAATCGTTTTCTTTCCCTTCCATTCAAGAAGCTGATATTAAAGTTGATGTAGATGGCGTCTTAAAGACATCTGGCAGTCACTATAATATAACCAGCTATACAACAACAGGTGGTGGTAATGTAGTCTTTACATCAGGCAACATACCAGCAAGCCCAGCTGCAATACGTATCC